AATCTGGTCCCAGAACATTCTTGCTTGGAAGAGGAGAACACCAAAATGACAGGCATACAAACACTATTTCCGCGATCATCTTTTGTAGGATTCGATCATCTGTTTAATGAAATGGAACACACCGTTCGTCACGCAGCTGATCATTATCCACCCCATAATATTATTAGAGCATCTGAGCACGAGTATCTTATTGAACTCGCAGTTGCTGGTTTTTCAAAAGATGAATTATCAATCGAAGTTAAAGATAGAACTTTAATGATAACAGGAGAACACGTAAGTAAAGGGAGAGACTTTATTCATCGTGGTATTAGTACCAAGAAGTTTAAACGTACTTTTCGATTGTCTGAACACGTTCAAGTAAACGGAGCAGATATTCAAGATGGCATACTTGCTGTAGAACTGAAGTATGAAATCCCAGAAGAAATGCGTCCTCGTAAAATCAAAATTGGTCAAACGAGGAAAACAAATGACACAAGTAATATTAACAGCACACAACTACTCAACGAAAGCAATTGAGCTAATTATTGAATCACTATCTTCATTTTGGAAGCATCTAAAATTTAGAAATGGAGTTAGAGAAACACGTAATGAACTTAGATCATTAAATGATAAAGAATTACGTGATATTGGTATCACAAGAGGCGATATTGAAGCAATTGCACGAGGTGACTGGGAATTTGTTCGAAGAGCAAACTATCGTTATTCCGAACCAGCATCCAATCCTAATTTAAAAGGATGGAGCTAATGGCAACAAATATAGCATCTACTATATTTTCGCCATTGTCGGGATTTTGGTCTGCATTCGAACGCTTCAGCTTGGCGATGGGATATTCCAGGGCAGCGGCGGAACTCGCACGAATGGGATATTACGAGGAATCGAAAAAATGTATGATGGAAATGCAAAAATTGCGTAGCTAACAAAAAAGGGCAGAAATGCCCTTTTTAACTTTTTAACATAAAGGAACACACACATGACACAGAAAAACCCTTTTGAAATTAGAGCTGAAATGCTTCAAATGGCTAAAGACTATATGGATCAACAATATAAAATGAATATTCAACTTGCTACCGATATGTATGATCAAGGCCAAAAGAATATGACTGAATTGCAAGATGCGTACAAAATGTATTCAGTTGAAGATATGATGGCAAAGGCCAAAGAAATGTATTCTTTTGTCTCGAAGAAAGATTAAAGGTTTACATTACCTCTATATTATGTTATAATTACTCCAATGACGGAGGAATGTTTTGAATAATTTTTATACATCTATCAATCGCCATAAAGGTGAAATTTTGTATCGTGGTTATACTGCTAATGGTACTCGGATTGAAAAACGTGAAAAGTTCGGTCCAACATTTTTTTTACCATCAAAGGATCCATCTAAATACCGATCCCTTGATGGTAATTATTTAAACTCATATCAGTTTGATACAATGTATCAAGGTAAAGAATTTCTAGACACATACAAAGATATGGAAGGCGTGAAAGTCTACGGAACTAGGAATTACGTTCATCAATATATTACTGATAACTTTCCAACTGATATAGAATTTAATCAGAAACATATTAATATAGTTAATTTTGATATTGAAGTTGCATCAGATGATGGATTTCCTAGTCCGGATGTGGCATTACATCCAGTTATTTCAATAGCTTTAAAATCCAGTAAGTCATCTATATATCAAGTTTGGGGTTTAGACGAATACGATCCTGCTAAGACTGAACTAGATATGGCTGGCAATCATATCAAATATCATAAATGTAATACTGAAACTGAGTTATTAGTTTCGTTTATAAACTATTGGACTAAAAATTATCCAGACATCGTTACTGGATGGTATATCCGCCAATTTGATATTCCGTATTTAGTTAATAGAATCTGTAGACTTGCCGGAGAAATACCAGGTGAAGATGGCCAAATAAAATGTAAACCGGCTCGGAGACTTTCTCCGTGGAATAATGTCGGAACAGGTACATCTCGAGGTCAAAAAAGTGCGAAATATGGTTATGAGTTAGAAGGCATTCAAATTGCTGACTATATTGAATTATTTAAAAAGTTTGGTTATTCTTACGGACCTCAAGAGTCTTATAAGCTAGATCATATTGCTTATACCGTACTAGGTGAAAACAAATTATCATATGAAGAGCATGGCAATCTTCACAACTTATACAAAGCAGACCATCAAAAATTTATTGATTATAATATTAAGGATGTTCAGCTTGTTGACCGCATCGATAGTAAGATGGGTCTTATTAACTTAGTTTTAACTATGGCCTATAAAGGTGGTGTTAATGTAAGTGATACTTTTGGCACTACGGCTATATGGGAATCAATTATCTATCGCCGCCTTCTTAAAAATGGTGTGATACCACCAGTTGAACAGATTTCTCAATGTATGTACGGCTTAGTCGGTAATCCAGACAATCAAACCTATGACGCTAATGGTGCTAAACAAGCTCAGCGTACAATTGCAGGTGGTTATGTAAAGTCGCCTCGACCAGGCGCTTATGATTGGGTAGTGTCTTTTGATTTAAATTCACTGTATCCAAATATTATTGTACAATCTAATATATCGCCTGAGACTATTATTAAAGACAAAACATGGGATCATTTTACTCAAGGTGTTAATCATTATTTAAATAATGATGATATTCAGACCGATGATTATTCATTATGTGCTAGTGGTGTGCCATTCAGTAAAAAGAAGCAAGGTATTATTCCAGAGCTGATTGTTGAGTACTATGCAGAACGTAGTGTGATTAAACAAAAAATGTTGAAAGTAAAACAAGAATATGAAGAAACAAAAAACAAATCTCTAGAGTCTGAAATCAATCAACTTGAAAATAATCAGATGGCTATTAAAATCCTACTTAACTCATTATACGGTGCAATGGCAAATAAGTACTTTAAGTTCTTTGATAATGCTCTTGCAGAGAGCGTTACACTTACCGGTCAACTTTCTATTAAATGGGCTGAACGGGCTATTAACAATGAAATGAATAAGGTACTTAAAACTAAAGGAAAAGATTATGTTATTGCTATTGACACTGACTCAGTCTATATTAATTTTGGTCCTCTTGTTGCTCAACTGGCGCCAGCAGATCCTGTTAAAGCATTGGACAAAATTTGTAAGACACACTTCGAGCCAATGATTGCATCTGCTTATGATGAATTATTTCATAAGTTAAATGCGTACACTCCTCGCATGGAAATGGGTAGAGAAGTCATAGCAGATCGTGGTATCTGGACAGCAAAGAAAAGATATATTCTAAATGTGCACAATAATGAAGGTGTGCAATATGCTGAACCGAAACTTAAAATCATGGGTATTGAAGCTATCAAGTCTAGTACTCCTGAAGTCGTCCGTGATAAATTTAAAGAGATATTTAAGGTTATTATCAAAGGTAATGAATTAAGTACTCGTAAGTTTATAAATGATTTTAAACAAGAATTCAAATCGTTATCGGCAGAAAAAGTTTCGTTTCCGCGTGGTGTATCTGAACTTGACAAATGGAAAGATCGTCGAACTATCTATAAAAAAGGCACTCCCATACACGTTCGTGGAGCCTTATTATATAATAATCAAATTAAAGAAAAGTCTCTTGATAAAAAACATGATATGATTCAAAAAGGTGAAAAGATTAAATTTACTTATCTTAAAGTTCCGAATCCTATTAGGGAAAACGTCATTTCGTTTCCAGATTATTTGCCAGATTCGCTGCATCTAAACAAATATATAGATTATGACAAACAGTTTGAGAAAACATTCATCGAGCCACTTGAACCGATATTAGATGCAGTTGGGTGGTCAGTAAATGAGCAAGCAACATTAGAGGATTTCTTTGGATGACAAATATTAATATTAAAACAAATCCAACAGGCCGAAGCCCTGAAAACAAATATTTCTTTGGAGAAAAAACAAAGTGTTTAGATAAGACTCGACCAAAGTATTATAAAGTTGGAAAGATGGAAGACTTTCTTCAATTTGCAGATCTGATGATACCTAGGTTAATATCTCAATCGATTTATAAAAAACCACTATATCTTGAAACATGTAATATTAGATTTAAAATAAATACTAATGATGAAAGACATGAACAATTTGTTAAAAATATGTTTGATGTATTGCCTAATGGTTTTGATCCTAAAGTTTATCCACATAGCGCACATGATTCTGATTGGACAATTTGGCATAACACGGAATTGAAGGTTGATGAGCCAAAAATCTATGTAAATCTTGATACTAAAACTATGTTAATTGCTGGGACAACATTTCTAGGTGAAATCAAAAAAGGTATATTTGGTGTAGTTAGTTTTGAACTGCCGAGATATGATATTTTACCAATGCATTGTAGTGCTTTTACATATAATGATACGACTAACTTAATGTTTGGATTAAGCGGTACCGGTAAAACTACCCTTAGTAGCGACCCAGATTATAGATTAATTAGTGATGACGAAGTATCTTGGAATCACGATGGAATTGAAATGATCGAAACAGGCTGTTATGCAAAAAGCGAAGGGTTAACACCAGAGACACATAAAACTATATTTGATGCAGTAGAGAAAGCAAGAAATAGTGACTGTTTAGTTGTAGAAAATCCAGGTGTACCAAACGCAAGATTAAGTTATCCTATCACTTGTGTTGAAAACGCGTATCATGAACCCCAACAATTTAATCATCCAACTAATATCTTT